GTAGGGGAAAGAGGGGGAAGAAAGGGGGGAAGATTGGTATACCATGATACCAACGCATACCATTCGTATCAACTGGTACGATTCGTATCGCTTGGTATGCAATAATCGCATCCATTTGCATGCAAACGCATCACGCTGATAGTCGTAGTCATATCAGTCCAAACGCCACTCGATCGAGACGGCTCCTGCTCAAAATCAGACCTTGCCGTTTTCTCCCGATAAATAACAGACGAAAAAAGCACGGAATAGTCGCAGAGGGTAGTTTTACCACCTGACACCATTCCATGCTTTCTGATACAGTAGTTTTGTAGCCGTACGAGCTAAGATTAGATATTCTTGGCTTCTCTTGCCTTACGCAGACGATCTGCCAGTGCTTCACGCTGCTCTTCGCTGATCTTACGAGTGACAGGCGACCGGAACTTCACAAGACGTTTCGGCATCGAATAGGTCTTGGATTCCTTGCACCGCTTAGCAGACAGCTCCGCCATAAACTTGTATGTGTCGGGGAACTGCTCACAGAGCTTGTCCAGCTTGCGAATGTAAACCGGGTCAGCCGTGTAGACTTCTGCGGTATCTTCCGCTGCGTTGAAGTTGATGATAGTTTCACGCTCGATGTTGGTAAGTGCCATAGTTGTTTTCCTCCTGTATTTTGTGTAGTTAAAAATATTTATAGGGTTCAGACGATAACTTTATCACCCTGCCCCTGTTATCTGTTTTTCTTGCCTATTCTACCGTGACGATACGAGCGCAGAAGCGGTTTAAGCCATGTAGTCCTCAAATCGTTTAACCGACTTGAAGATAATTTTGTTGTTACACCATCTCTGCAAGTGTCGAATCTCTTTCGGTGCGGATGGCTTGTTGTAAATCATCACATAAGGGTCGTAGCCCAGATCACGAAGCGTGTAGATGCGATACAGGTCTTGTTCCAACGTGCTGTTAAAGTTCGTTAGACAGTAAACCATTCCAATGTTCGACTTACGCCGAAATCCCTTTGCAAAGTCCTCAAACTTGCCTTTCAAGTCATCGTTAGGGTTATCCCACGCAAAATGTAGCGTGCCAATCCGCATTTTGTTAATGTCCTCAATGTCTGCTTGATTCAACAATCGAATGTCCAGACCTTGCGTGAAGTCGATTTTGGCGTGGGTGTCAATGTACTGCTGCATGAGGTCACGCTTCTCTCTGCAAGCTGTGATGTTCGGGTCTAAAACTTTGATTTCGTCCTGACCGCACCAAAAGTCGCTTACATCTGCCACTTTTACGGCACATCTTCCCTCTTTTGCTGCAACATGGCAGAAGGAACATCCTCTAGGGCATCCCCGGCTTGTCATGCTGACTGCAAACGGGAACTGTGGGTAAATGCTATAATCAGGAAAAGACTTTTCGATTTCAGGCGGTAAATCAACGTCTTTCGATTTATCGAATATTTCTTTGCCGTCCACTGTGCGGATTGCGTATCCTGTGCCGCCTTTAATCACCTTGTCAGCGTTCAATGGTTCTGGCACGTCAGGGCTGTACACGTCTGAAAAAATCTTGCTCATGTACACAATGTCATAGTGGACAAAATCACTCCACCACCATTCAACATCATCGCCTTTTGCCTTGTGATAGCTTGAAATCCGCATCAATGCAAGGTTCGGGAAATTGTGTCCGTCTACGTCAATCAATCCAATTTTCATGTTTTTACCTCACATCCATACGCATTCTTTGAACTGCTGCGTCTCCATCTGGAACGTGATGTCCAGTGACCCAACGTTGCCCTCTTTGTTCTTCTCAAGTGCAAAGTGATAATGCTGCTCCGGTCGTTTTTTTGTGGTCACGTTCTGTGCCAGCAGGATAATCGCATCTGCGTCCTGCTCGATTTGCCCGGATTCTCGTAAGTCTGCGGCGGTTGGTGGGATACCTGCTCTTGCGGTCTCTCGATTGAGCTGCGCAAGTGCTACCACCAGCGTTCCTGTGGACTGTGCGAACTCATGCAGTGCCATGCTAATCTCCGTGACGGCACTGTATCGGTCTTTCGCTCCAGCTTGATGGATAAGTTGCAAATAGTCGATGAACACTACTTTGGCTTGCATCCTGATGGACTGCGTTCTAATCCACCCAACGCTCTTACCAGCGGCAGAGCGGACGAACAGCGGATATTTCTTGATAGCTGCCAACCGGTCAAGCTCATCAATGCTGACGGTCTTGTTTTTGACTGTGTGCAGCGGTACGCTTAGCTGGTTTGCGATAATACGGGCATAGAGTGTATCCGGGTCTGTCTCTAGGCTGAAATACGCCACCTTACGTCCGTTCTTGGCTATTTCACAGGCAAGTTGCAGGGACAAGGCGGTCTTACCGGCAGATGGTCTGCCGCCGATCACAACGAAGTTGCCCGGCACAAGATGCAAGTTGTTATCCAGCACTCTAAGCCCTGTACTGATATACTCCGGCTTATCATCCAGCTTGCGGATGTAATTGTCTATGCCATCGCACATCGGGATGAAATCGCTTCTCTCGTTGTGCAGGTTGATAGCTTCTCCTAGCTGCTCATAGATGCCTGTCAGGTCTGCGTATCTGGTCGAACTATCAACGATTTTGAACGCAAGCTCTCTGGCTCTGGACAATGCTGCTTGTTCCTTAACGATTCTAGCCCATCCAAGCATCATGTCGTGGGTGACGTTGCGGATGAACTCTGCGCCAAAGGCATCCAGGCATTCACCCATTGCTTTCTTGCAGTTATCGTATCGCCCCATGACTTCTACCGGGTTCCACTTGTCGTTGTGTTCCCAATAGCCACGAATGGTAGCGAATGTATCACGCAGTTCAGGGCAGAAATCGTCGATTTTAAGGCCTTGCAGCACATCGGCGTATTCCGAGAACGTGAGGACTGCCCCAAGCAGGATGTATTGGGTCTGATTTTCAATATTCACCGCAGAAAGTCTCCCTCGTCAGGCAATTCAGCCATCGTCTGCTGATAGCCGCCGTTCCAGTCCTTCACGTTACGCATCCAGTTCCGTGCAGCAGCTTTCCAGTCCTTCATAGGCGACTTGCCGACCTTCCAACCATTTGCCGTAAAGTGGTCAACAAACCGCTCTGCTTCTGATTCCATGTAGCCCTTCTCGGAAAAGTATTCTTTGGCTTGTTCGATAGTCGGAGCTTTGAAGCGTTTGACTTCGTTGGTATTTTTCTTTTCACATTTTTCTTTTTTATCAGATTCAGATACAGAATCAGATACAGATAAGCTACCATTCGTATCAGTTGGTATGTTTGGTATACCATTTATACCATTCGTATCCTGTGATACCATTGGTATGCTTTCGTATTTTTTATCGTTCCAACGCTTGTTTATATTTTTCTTGTTTGCTTCTCGTCTACGCTTATCACGTTCTTCCATCTTCTGCACGTTCATATCATCGAACGCTTTTACGACTTTCCAGAGCATCCGCATAGCACGGTCGTTGTCGTATGCTGGCTCAAGTCTGGTCTCAACGTATTGTGCATAGTTGCGGACGAACGCTCCAAATTCCTCGTCCGTCAATTCGTCCATCGCATGAACGTGTTCCAACAGGAGAATCATTGATGTTCTCGGCTTGTGTTCCTGCTCCATACTCAGTCCTCTTTGTAGCGTTTGTTCCATGCTTCGATAAGGTCTTTCCTAATCTTTTCTTTATCATCTTTGGAACAATCAGAGTTGTATAGCTTGCTTTCCATGAATACCCGGCACTTGCATCCATTCTTGCCGTTTCCTCTTGTTATAAGCATCCAGCTTGTCAAATAGCCGCTGGCTTCGTCAATAGCAACTTCTCCGCCGCAGAACGGGCATCTCTTGAGTTCTGTCATTTTCTAAATCCCTCTCTAGTTCTCGTGATTCGCTTATGCGCCTTTACAGGCCTTTTGCCTTTTCCGTACGCTGGGCGGATATGTTTTGCCTTGATGTACCCACAAGGCGGTTTCGGCCCAAAGTCGAAAAGGCTAAAGTCCATAATGATGATGCCAAACTTTTTGTTCGTCATGCTTACTGCTCCTTACGCATACCATTTTGGCGCTTCATTAAAGATTCCCACGCCCTCTGTAAAGCCCAAACTATCTAATGTTTCGCACATAATACCATCCATCATGCTATGAACAGTTTCCTCGTCATCTCCGTACTTTTGGTACGCTTCCTGCATTGCTTCCGTAAACGCTGCGATCATATCTTGCGTAATAACAACACCGTTTTCCATAAACTCTCCTATACCATCGGGAACGCCATCCAATGCGTTACCGTCACATCTTTTGCAAATCTCTCGCCTATCTCATCCCAGAACTCACCGTCTGCGTAACAGCCAAGAAAATACGCTGTCGGCGAGATTCCTTGCAACATTTTTCCATTACTATCTCGCCACGTTGTCTTAGTCGCAAGCAACAAAGGCTGCGTTCGTTTTTTCGGTGGTTCGCTTGCCGGATGCCAAAGCGTGTTACTCATAACCTGTTCTCCATCAAAGAACCACAGTTCGGGCAGTAGTTCCAACGTGTATGATGATTTTTTGTGTGGCATTTGCTGTACTCGAATCTTGTGAACGTGTCGTCCTGTACAATCCATTCAGCGGTACGTTCTAAGGCTGTCGGAGCATCTTCCACAACGTCAATGGCATCGCCAATACCGCAAGCACTGCATCTAACTCCATTGTAGTTCTCGCAACCATCGCAATATGCTTTCTTGATTCTTTCAATAAGTGCGTTTCGTTCAAGGTATTCTGGATAATTAGCCATTGCCTTTCACCTCGATTGTTGGTGCAGTGTCGATGATATCTAACAAATCTTCCAAGTCACGTCTTTGATACCGATATTCTGTAGAAAATTCTTCGCTAAACTCCTGTATCCACTCTTCAACACGCTTTCGCAGCGTATTAGCATCAATTGGTCGAGTGTCCATTTTCTTCTTCCTTTTCTGCGTTTATTGTTAGATTTGCATTTAATAGCGATTTTCGGTCAAATATTTCTCTCCCGCATTTTGGGCATCTCCATCCAGAACAGGTCGCTTTAAGGTTTGTAAAATCGTAAAAACACTTGTAAACGAGGTCATCTACTCTTAGCATTTCGACTTTGCACCACGGACAGTCAACTTTCATTGCCCTTCTTCCTTTCAATCTCCGTCCCATACACCATCCGGGCGCATCTTTGCAAATGCCAACAGTCCGTACAGCGCACGTTTTGCATTGCCTTCTGTTGCGTTCCAGTAGTTGCTTTCGTCAACATCATCACCCAAAGCGGCAATCGCCTTTTCCAGCATCGGGATGCTCTCTGCGCCTGTTTTTCCATAGATGGAGCGGATGCCGTTCTCACCAAACACTTCTGGTTGATAATAGAAGTGACCGTAATTATAGGTGACGTTGAGCCAGAGTTCTTTCGTTCCGTCCATAGCGCGCATACCACCAGCGATAAAATGCGTACTATCTGCTTTGAGCGGTTCGTGCGTTACGGGGTCGCACAGCGAAATATCATAGCTCATTTTCTCTTTTCTCCCATTCTTTGCACACATCTTCCGGGTCTGTAAAATCAGCTCTGCGCTCTGACAGACCGTTGTAGCAGACCCACGAGAATCTGTCGTGCCATTTACAGTTTGAGCAGGACTTGTCCACAGTTTTGCATAAAAGTTTCCCTTTGCTGTCCAGTAGAATGCCATTGCCCAGCCTGATTACATTACTTTCGCTCATCTTTCTTCTCCCATTCCTTGCATCCACGTTTATCCCACACGAAGTCAGCAACGTGTTCTGACTGGTCGTTTACGCACACGCCCTCCGGCTCTTCGTACCATTTGCAAGAGCCACAGGACGGCTCGGATTTGTTCTTACAGGATTCTGCCATGCATCGGATAGCCTTGCCAGCAGAGAACTGTTTGATGCCCATGCAAGAGCAACGTTCGGTGGTGCAGTAGAAGTTCATTCCTCTATCTCCTTCCATCCGATAAACTCGCATAAACCAACAGTGTTATTGTCGCAACGATGAATGAGGACTTTATCGCTTATTTTGAATTTGGCGATAAACCCAATTTTTCTTTCTTCCATTTCGTTTTCAAACATCCAATCAACAACGTCTTTGTCGATTCTGACATCACCTTCGTCCGTCATAGTCGCAAAGCACTGTTTGCATCTGTAAAGAGCACACTTTTTCATTATATCTTCCCTCTATTTCTCCTTCTGTTGGCATTGAACCGTCCGATCACTCGCTTATACTCCGCATAGCACTCCGGACACAGGTCGCCTGTGTCTCTGCGCCACGCCCAGTCCTTGAAGTATTCGTCAGGGTTCATCATTCTGCCGCTCAAAACCGCTCCGCAGCGGTCGCACACTCGCTTGTGGTAGATTCCTCTGTCAGTTTGCATCGTCTGTCACCTCTTTGTACTCCACGTCAATCCCTTTCGGCAAAGCCGTCTGGTACTTCTGGGCCAACTGCTCTGCGCTCTGGGCATCACCCAACGGCTGTTCAGGCGGTGCAACTGTGACTTCCACGTTGTCACGCATACCGAAGTAGTTCTTGGCTCGGAAAATCCACTCTGCCGGGTTTTCCTGACCATACATACCGTTATATGCCCACATGGACTGCATTTGCAGAATCAGCTTCAGAATATACTTCTGCTGCAAGCTGTCGTCACGGCGTTTGCCTGTCATAATCTGTCTCAGGCTAGGCCATTCGATGCCCAGCACCAGCGCAATCCATTCCACCACAGGGGAGATTCTGGCTTCGATGCAAGCGTCAAAAAAGAAGTCAAGGCGTTGCTGCACTTCAATTGGGTTGCTCATGTCCACGCTCGGAAGGTCGCCAAAATACTTTGCTGCAATCATTCCGACAACTTTCTTGTCCTCTTCATCGCCGATTCTTGACTGCAAATCGCCTGTGTTCATCATCTTCGATTTCTCGATAGCCAACTCTTGTTGTTCTTTCACCTTTTTACTCACCTGTGAGCGGATAGACTTCCTTTTGTTGAGCATCTGTTGTTTCTTCTTCTCACGCTCTTTCTCACGCTTTGCAGCGGCTTGCTCTTTTGCCTTTTGCGCACGCTTCTCACGCTTTTTCTTTTCAGCTTCGGTCAGCGGCGGTCTGCCACGACCACGCTTCGGGGGTGTTGCCAAGAGTTATCACCTCGTTTCGGTTAGGATACCTTGTATTCCATCCAGAATGCGTTGTTTATTCCACAATGGGAATGGAAATCATATCTGCCATAACTGACTCCTTTCTTCTCGCATAATGCGGACCACCTTGCGACACTGGTCCACATCAAACATTCCAATGTGCGTATACTCAACCGGGAGTTCCATCTTTTCGGCCAGCCAGCGGTAGGCTGCATTGCGCTGCCCACGGTAGGGCCCGTATTTCCAGATAGGGTCAAATGCAGCATGAGCGGCTTTCTTCCAGTTGCGCAATTCTGAATTTGCCAGTCGGCCAAGGGGTTTGTCAGACCCCTTGTGTACACCGACGTAGGCGCCGCAATTTGGGCAGAGGTAAATCATGCCGAAGCTGCGGCCATGGTAAACCACCGAACTGTCCACGAAATTGGCAGGGTTGCCGCAGTAATCGCAGATGACGATTCGTCCTTTCGGTTTCATCTTGACCATTCCTCCTTGTAACGAGCCAGCATTTCCGAGGTATCCGTTTCGATGCCCAGGGACTTAGCTTCTTCAATCGCACCGTCAATCAGGTGCGAATCATAATGTTTACTCCTAATTTCGGTGAGAGCTGCATCTAGTTTTGTCATCTCACTCATGTTATCATCACCTCTTCATTTTCGTTTCGATTTTATCCAGCTCAGTTGCAATCCACCAGATAGAGCAGCAGTTGTCCAACTGCCGCCACCAAGCGCACTCTTCTTTCTCGCATACGCACCGCCCAAGCGGATTGCTGGTCATCTTCATCGGGCAGTAAAATTCGTTGTCCATCATTTCAACCCCATCACAACAGCCGTACAAACGGCCAGACACACGTTGACGAACAGCCAGACAAGCATTGCCTGACGTTCTTCAAACAGGTTGTCTGCCATGTTTTTGATTGTCCGTTCGGACTGAACTACCACTGCCAGCAGGACTAGGCAGACCAGCCAGCGAGTTGCAAATTCAAACATTGCTATCCTCCATCAAATCGTCCATGCTCAACTGACCGCTGATGTTGTCATCTTCCATCCACCAGCGGAACACGTCCATACCGGTCTGCCAGTCGTCTGTCGTAAATCTCTTCCCTTCAGATTCAATATTTCTCTTTTTACGAGCTTTCAGCATTCTTTCAAACGCTGAGATGTACATTTTCTCGTAGGCAGGCCAGCGCATAAACTCACGCTGTCTGCCCCCCCTACCGGCCATAGGACAACCGATGCAGCCAACGCGTTTCTGCCCTTCGCAATACAGCGGATTAACAAGCAGGTTCTCGCTGTGTGTGTAGTCCCACACGTCATCGTCAGACCAGTCCACGATTGGATTGACGGTCATCTTACCCTTAAGGTTGCAGGTTTCGAACAGTTGTCGTTTTTCATCGTTGTCGCCCATCATCGTAATTCTTTTTTCTTTGTTACGATGGTTAAACTCCATAATCCCACGATTGTTTTTTCTCGATGTCGACTCAGCCCAACGAACGCCAGTTGCAATAAAGCGATTTTTACCAGATGTTTCCTTCAACACAGAACAACAGTAGCGCATAAGCCTCGTTGGTGGAACCATGATTTGCGGAATCAGCGTCCACATGGACACAGGCTTGTCCTTGTATCGTGGCATAACAATGGAGCATTTGATTCCACGTTCTTCCATCGCCTTGAACTGTTCACGAATGAAATAGACCGTCTCCGGCGCATCTGCGGTGGTATGGCTGTTGACCACCTCAAAGTTGATTCCTGCACGTTCAGCCAATGCCACAAGCACCTGTGAATCCTTGCCGCCAGAGTATGTGACCATGAGTGGTTTCTTGTACCGATGCTCGGATAGCCGTGCAGCGTCCTGCAACCGTGCGATAGCAAGCTGTTCCTTATCCATCAGCTCCACCTTTCTCTCAGCTCTTTTTCGACCTGTTCTGGCTTTGCGGTGATGTAATCTGCAAACTCGTCAGGGGTCATGTCCTCTTCTTTGAACTTGCCGACCATCTCCCAGTACCTGTCACCGATGCGGATGATTTTCTGCACCTGTTCATCGGTCAAGTCTGCATCGCACCGAAGGTTCTGAATCAGTGCGCCCCATGTGGCGGCGATGCCATCCAGAGCCCGGCGCAGCTTCAACGCAGCCTGTGCCAATTCGGATGCTTCTTCTGCCAACTGCGCCAAGATTTCCGTCTTGGGCAGAATGTCTGAAACTTTCTTTTGCATCGTTTTACCTCTTTTAGTAGTATTCAATTTCAACTAACGATGTGGACACCAACTCAAAGTGTCCATCTTCCAGAGGGATGCGGAGTAGCTGATACTCACGCTCAGCAGATAGCTTCGGGTCAGGCAGCAGCTCACCGAATTCCTCCACTGTGATGGTATACTTCGGATGCCGTTCGCTGCCGTTTCCCGCATGATCGATTTCAGGGGAATAGACCGTAACATGGTAGCAAGGGTGGTCAGCAGTTTCAGTTTTAGTTTCAGCATCAGCAGATGTTGAACTACAGGATGTAAATAACAGTGTAAGCGTCAGCGTCACAGTTGCTATTACAAAGCAGATAAAACGATGATTGCTCACTTCTGTTCTCCTTTCAGCCAGTCGTTCAGCTTTGCCATGCAAGAGGGGCAAAGATTGAACTCATATTCTTGTGGACATCCGATGTTACTTACGATCATTTGAATGCTTGAAAGCGTTGTGTAATCTCTCAAATCAAATGTTTCACCGCATCGGTCACACTTGATGTTCATTTTCTTCATCCTTTTTATCTGCAAAGAAAGATTCATAGTCAAACCACTTATCATCCAAAATGTTTCCGATGATTCTTACGTAACTTCCAAGACCTTTTGTGGCGGCGCGAACATACTTGCCTTTCATTTGACCGTATTCATCAACGCCAACCGTGTCCATGATTCGCATAATCGCTTCCATGCCAGAGCCGTATCCCTCAAAGTCTTTGCTTCCAAGATACCCCTTGCCGAGAACATACCCACCATAGCAAACGCCCCATCCATGACCATTAAGTACTAAATCTGAAGTTAAAACTCCGTGGTCTGCCATAGTAAGCCGAACGCTTTCAATTTGCGCGTTTTCGATTTCATAGCCACTTTCTTCCAGAAGTTCTTTAGTCCATTTTTTTATGCTCTTTCTCCAATCTCTTTAGTAGCCCATCCACGTCATACCGCCAATGGACACGCAGCCTTTTTGCTTTGACCTCTATCCCCTCTTGTTCTGCCCACTGCCAAGGGATGCTCTTGCGGCTTTCGTTGTAACGAAACGCCAGAACCTTGCTGGCAGGGATTGCAAAGGTGCGGTTGACCGCCCTGTAATTTACTATCACATGGGCGGTCTGACCGCCGTACCCCATTGCTTCCACCATGTCAGTGATGTGCTTTTCCTTGCGGTATTTGCACTTTGCCTTGTCGTACTTACCGAACACCTTTTCCAGAGGGATAGAGGGCGTTTCGATGGTTTTCAGCTCAAACAGGTGGTTCATCGGGTAACGGTACACAAGGAAGTCGCAGATGTTGTCGATGGAAAAGGACAGGTTCTCGTTGCCGCCGTAGTAGGTGGCAGCACTGTCTTTCAGACGGTAGCACCACGCATCGGATGGGACGGATGCCTTGAAGTCTGCTTCAAACTGCTTGCCGGTGTTCATTCGTTGCCCTCGATTTTTTTTGCTTCTCTGATACGCAGCCGAGCAAGTTCGCTATTTGCATACCGTAATTGCCAGCTACCAAACCAGCCTTTGTGAACAAGTTTTCCGGCGCAGTAAACAAACTCCTGCTTCATCAAGTCATCAAGTGAAATGATGTAACCGCCCGGCTTATACTTTCTTTTGCTCATCCCCGTTCACCTCTAAGCTCACGGAATATGAGTTGCTATGTCAGCGGGCTTTTCCATTTCCTTCATAATCCGCTTATGTTCTTCCACTGTCATGTTGTTCGGGTAGAATCGCTTGTCCACCAGTTCAAACGGTTGCATATAATGGTCAAGAACATCTCGTGCTTCTTTTCGTGCCTTTTCAGCACACATCTCGATATATTCTTCTTCGGTCATGTTGTAATCGGTGACACAATCGACCACCGAAGAAAACCGACACAGCAAACCGTTAGGCTGTCTTGCAATAAAAGCTCCCATTTATCGTTCACCTCTAAATTCACTTCCGAGAAACCGTTTCTTCCCTTTTTCCCGGTGCTTGTCCTCATAATCACGGTGGTACACGCTCTGGCTGTGGTTCAGCTCATACACGAAAGCCTTGCGTTCCTCGAAGTCTTTCTTCTCTGCCTTGTACTTTTCGCAAGTGTCATGACAGGCTTGGTGGCGCGATGTGCAGTTGAGACAGCAGGTAATCATTCTTCGCCAAATCTCCTTTTTGTTACGGCCATCGGGAACTCCTCGATCCTCTGAAATTCGTATCCCTTACAGCTTTTCTTCTGCCCTTTTGCACAACAACTAATTTGCGATACGCTTACGCCAGTTTCTTTCGACGCATCTTTCTGCGATTTGCATCTTTTTATAAATATGCCATTCTTATAAACATCAACTGCTTTTCTGCCACACATTCTTGAACTTGAATAGTCATGTTTTTTAGAGATTTCTTTGTAGTTCATTTTTGACGTTCGTTTCTTCCAGTCCGTGTGAGCCATTGCTCTTATCGTTCTTGTCCCGTAAGCATTCTGTTCTGCATTTGTTGCCCACTCTAAGTTTTCGGCTCTATTATCATTTTTTATTTCATTTTTATGATTTACGGTAGCCTTGTTTTCTGGATTTTGGATAAACGCAATCGCAACAAGTCTATGAATCCCAGTTGTTTTCTGAAATCCGTTATCGGACAATGTCACTCTTAAATATCCATCTTTAGATTTTTTAGGAGCCAAAACTTTCCCTGTCTTAGTGTTTTTGATTTCTCCGATATCGCTTACTTCATAATTTGGAAAGCCATCAACTTTCTTCCACATCTGGAAACCTCTTTCTCGTAATCGCAATGCAAAAATTATCGACTTCGCTTGCCCAACGTGCAGTGCCCTCGCCGTATGCTCTTTGCCAGACCAGAGGGAAACCGCCCAGACCATCGAACAGACTGCCCAGAGTAGGCTTTTCTTTCAGGTAAGGACGCATCCTCTGCACCAGCCAGAACCACTGCGGCAAAGCGATTGAGTTGCCCAAAGCCTTGTACCGTGGGCTGTCAGCGTATTTGTGCTTCTTTCCTTTGCTATCCGTCCAGTCACCAATGTTGGTGTAATTGTCAGGAAATCCTTGTAACCGTTCGCATTCAACAGGGGTTAGGCGGCGAACAATCCAACGGATGGCTTTCTCGGCAATCAGGCATTCGCTGCCATTGCCGATGTTTCCCGCTTTTGCTTTCAAGGTTGAGCATTTGCCGCTTTCTTTGTAGCTGCTGAACGACTGTTCGTTGAAGGTCTTTCGTTCGATAGCGATAGCCGTGTAATCTGTGATTCTGTTTTCGTGGTCGCCTGTTATGGTTGGACAAGTTCTGCCGTCACCATTTCCACGCGCATCAAAGACCTTATACGCTACTGCTGGACGGTCAACAGTGTTCAGCGTGTAGCTCTGGTTTTCCTTCACGCCGGAACCATTTGCGCCGGCCGTTTCAGAACGATCAATAATGTTTCCGGCAATGCAATAACACACGCCGTGTTCATGATTTGCCTGCAACGTATATGCTGGTTCACCATCTTCGCCAATCCCAAGCCCAGTGCGCTCTCCCATGGAAATATACCGTGTCGCTATCTGTGTATTTATTGGGATTGCTTCCGTTACACGAACCGGTTGAAACACAGTTTGGTCTTGCAACGTTGAAAGTGTTCCCACTTTTTCCGTCTGTACCAATGCTCCCTTTCCGCCGCCAGCACATCCACCTCTAATTTTCAGGGTGTAGGCATTTTGCCCCACCACTCGATCATTTCCAGCAGTGCCATTTGCAGCAAGTCCGGCAACTTCTTTCCACGCCTTGACGCACGAGTCAGGATTCCCTGACAGGCTCGTGCGCTCAAAAAGTATTTCTGCGGCACGTTGACCTCCAAAATCTGCGACAAGAGCGATACGCTTTCTTCTCTGGGGGACTCCCCAATATTGAGCATCAAGCTGTCGCCAAGCCAGAGACTATCCGTTTCCGGCGATTGCTCCGGCTTTGCTCCATCTGCCCCCCTTCGGAGGTCTAGGAATTGAAGTGTCTGGTTGTTCCACGCGGGCAAGTTCTTCCAGCACGGCTCTGAAATCTTCTCCTCCATTGGAGCTGAATGCTCCGGGCACGTTTTCCCAAACAGCGAAAGTTGGATACAGTCCATTTGTGCTTGACCTCATTTCTTTTATGATTCGAACCGCTTCCATGAACAACCCGGAGCGTTCTCCCGCAAGTCCTGCCCTGCGCCCAGCAATGGACAAATCCTGGCACGGGCTACCGAACGTGATGCAATCCACAGGCTCTATCTGGTCTCCGTGAATCTTTGTGATATCACCCAAGTGTTTCATCTTTCCAAACGCCCGTCCAGCCAGATAGCGCAGCTCTTATATAAGGTAGGTGGTCAGGACTTTGCAGAAGCAAAAGCCTTGCTCATATCAGCGATAATGTCATATCGGTCTTGATACTTGCTATACACGGTCGTTCCAGTGCCAAGCCCAATCTGCGTCTGGTTGATAGATGCAGGAACTATGTAGATGCTTTCTTTTTCTTCGCTCTTTGCGATCAAAAAGTAAACATCACAAGTCGGAAAGCGTTTTTCAAGGTTAAACGAATAGCAAAAACTCTTATTTGCTTTGCTCGGCCTTGCCGTTTTCACATCAACCTTAACGCTTCCATTAACATAAAGGTCATAGGCGTATCTAGTTGACATTCGCTCAACCGAAAATCCATGTTCTTCCAGCAGTTTTGTAGCAAGGTCTTCGCCATACTTTCCGAATTGCGTTTCGCTTTCTTTCATTTCGACATTGAGGATTTCAGCTATTTTGTAATAGCCACCCGGAAAACGGCGAATTGCATTTGTCAACTTGTCGTTTCCGTAATACTCGCTCAATTCACTTCTTGATGGCATTCTGGTTAAACCAGTGGCAGACATACAGGCTTTCACATACAGCAAGATTTTATCTTGCGTCCAATGCGTTTTTTCTTCCTGATTCATGCGTATCTCCAATCAGAATGGCAACGAACCATCATCGTCAATCACAGAGAAGTCATCTGCGTTGCCTTGAGAGTAGTTCTGCGGTGCATCCTGCGCCCGATCAGCGGGTTTGCTGTCCGATTTGCCGCCGCAGAAGTCAACCTTGTTCGCCATAATTTCCGTTGCGGTGCGGTTGTTCCCCTGCTTGTCGGTATACTTCCGGGTCTGGATGCTACCAGTCACCAGAATCAGGCTACCCTTCTGGAACCACTTGGAAACAAACAGCGCCGTGTTACCAAATGCGGTGCAGTTAAAGAAATCGGTTTCCTTCTGACCGCCACTCTGACGGTCGCAAGCAATGCTGAACGTGCAAACATCCTTTCCAGACTTCGTAACTTTAGCTTCTGGCGTGTGAACCAGACGCCCCTGAATTGCGATAGAGTTAAGCATTGTTTAGCCCTCCTTCGGCTGTTTCTGAGCACAATCCCAACACAGGACGCGCCCAAAGCGTTTTTTTGTGCTTCTTGCAGTTTCCAGCGGAGTGACGGTGCGGTTGTTGTACTGAATAGGCTGCAACTGCTTTCCGCAGCAAGCGCATGGGGGAATGGTTTCCGATTCCGGTTGCTTCTGCACAGGCTTGCTGGCTCTGCTTGTGGTCTGCTTCTGGTACTCGTCCGTGTCAGCGTCCTTCGTATCGTCAATGCAGAACAGACCGTTCAGAGCGTACTTTCTAGCGTAGCTGCTTGCAGTGCCGGTAAGTTGGGAATCCGACATACCAGACTGCTGCTTAGGTTCTCTAGCGTATGCGGTGTTTGAAATTTTGTCTCCGCTCTCTGAATCGTAGATTGTTGCAGTCGCTTTAATGTAGTGATATTCGCCGCTTTGTACGGGCTCGTCTTCAAGTACAAGGCACGCTCCATATTTTGCGAGGAGCGGTTTTACTGCTTCCAGAATGTCTTCGCAACTGCGGTAATTGTACTTACCAAAAGAATTACGCTGGCTTTTTGGAGCTTTCAGCTCGCCTTGAATTTTGGAAAGCTTCACAAGTGTTTCCATATTTCTCCTTCCATAAAGCATCTTTTGCTTTCTTGGCTTCTTCTATGGTTTTGAATCGGTATGTTTTGCCGCTAAAGTGGAACGAATATCTGCGTTTCAAACCTTTCGTTGAACGGTCTTCGTAGATTCCATACTCGCCAGTTAAAGCGTTTCTGGACTGAACAGTATTTGCAACATTATCAGCTTGGGTTACGCAGCGAAGATTTTCAATCCTGTTGTCTGTCCTGATTCCATTGATATGATCGATCACTCCAATAGGCATTAGCCCATAATGAAGTGCGTACACAAGGCGGTGTGCTTTGTATTGCTTTCCTTTGATTTTCACAATCAAATAACCGTCTTTATCGTAGCTTCCTGCGCTGTTTTTCCTGTCTTTTCTGTGCAACGTACCGTCAGAATCAACGTAAAACCATTTGCAAAGATACTCGATAAGTTCCTTATCGGTCATGGAATCACCCTCCTTTCTTCGGCTTCATTAGGCTTCATTATTCTTGCTTTGGCTTAATACGGCTGTACAAAATCAACCAGCCATCAGTTCTGCCAACTGTGCACGGAGGTCTTTCAACTCCGCTTCCCTGTCCTCGATTTCAGACTGCAAGTCCTCGATTTCAGCCAGACGGTCTGCTTCTTTGGCTTCTGCCATCTGCTCGTTGGTCATAAAATACACGCCGTCCTCCGGCTCGGTCACGCCACCGAATCTATCTAGGTTCACGCTAATCATTCTTTCTGGGCCGTCCTCTCTGTTTTCTGTGCTCTTGGATTTGAAGAGCTGAGTACCACTGGCTTGTGTCGATTTCAATGGTAGACCACCGGTAATCGCATTCTTTATTCAAGCAATGCTTTCTGCGAATAATGCAATCGTCCTCGTTTCTAGTGTCAACGGTCGTAACACTTTCCTGTCCGCACATCGGGCATTTCACTGAGCATCCCTCCACTCGTTGGTGTGGTGGGCCACTCGCTTAATCTTACGGTTTTCACGTTCAATACGCTCATTCTCCGCGCTAACGCCGATAATAGCGAGAATCAAAGCAGTAAAAAGCATTGAGACGGACAGCAGCGCATATCCAAGCATCCCCCAGCTATTGGAAGCACCGTTGATGGCGTTTCCACATCCAAGTGCTGCAACGGCGATGGATATGCTTATAAAGCACAATACAGTGCCTTTAACAGTTTTCATTTCTCTTCACCTCTTTTAAGACAATATCAAATCCGCTTGGCTTGTTTTCACTAATGGCAATCTTTGCATTCAAGGCCTTTGCGATTTTTAGAAGCGTATCGACCCGAACGGAACTTTTTTGCTTCTTTCGCTTGCCCAAGATGCTGTAAATCGTCGGCCTTGATACTCCCGATCTACGGCTAAGGTCGTTGATGTTGAAGTACCTGGCTTTCATTGCATCTTCCAGCGTCATGCTTTCTTACCTGTGCTGAAAACCCAGCATGTGGCCATCAGAGCGCTGATCCCGATAATGTACCAGGTCATTTTAGCTCCGACCAGAAGCTCGATATGATGCACCAGCCAGAAGTTCAGCAGGAACGCTGCAAGAATCAGTGCCAAGACGATTCCCCAGATCAGGACGATTTCTATAAGTGCTTTCATCTTTACCCTTTCTATTATGTATGTGTTCCAAGCGGTCTTTCTCCCGGTTGTGCCAGCGGATTTCCCGCTTGCCGTAGTATTTACCGTTCATCAGGGGCCTTCACCTTTCCCTGTGCAAGTAAAGTACTGTAATGGCCGTAGCTCATGCCGTATCGTTTTGCGGCATCGTTCATCTGTCGCACGGTATACTTTGGAGGCTCGTGCTTTTGAGGTCTCGCACGTTCTGGCTCCTGCACATCCCAAGTGATTTTGAACTCGCCAGATGCTTTTAGCGCATTCAGCTCTTTTTGCTTTTTGGCTTTGTACTTTTTGATCAAAGCCTTGTTTGCATCTGCTGCGCATTCAGGGTGATACTTCTGAGACCAGAACTTCCGAACCATTGGCTTCTTGCACCAAGCGCATAAAGCCGGTTCCGGCTCAGCCTTGATTCCTTTCTTTATAAGGGCCTGCCGTTCTCTGCGAACAATGATTTTACATTCTTCGCAATACTTTTTGCATGGGTTTACAAGGCCAAGAAAGACACCGCAGCGCTCACAATACTTTTCTTCCAATGCGACCACTCTCTTTCAGTCTGGTTTCCCGATTGTGACGCTCAAAGCACTGGTTGATTGATTTCTCCATCCACAGCACCTTGTTGGCATCGTTTCTGGATACGCCAGCTGCCATTGCCAGCTTTAGTCTGCGCTTGCGGCTTTGCGCTTTACGAAATTTCATCACCAGCATTCACCAGCCTTATCTGTGATAAACTTCGGGACTTCCTTGCCTGTGGCAATGCACAGCGCAACTAGCTTTTCGACCCAGATGTCAAACAGGCTTTCTTTTGGCATATAGCACTGGCCAACAGAAGGCTCCTTAAAGCTTTTCCAGATCGTCAGGCCGACAGCGCCATCCGTGACCGTCCAGATCATACTGTAGCCTTCATTGCACAGGTTGTACAAAATGTCCCGTGCTTTGCTTTTGGCTTCGTTGATTTCAAAAGCATCCCAGCGCTTTTTGCTTTCCTCGTAGGCCTTTGTTGCCTCGTCAATGGCGTGGTGCGCTTCGTCCGGGTACTCAAGGTCTACCTTTAAGGTGGTAATCTGTTCCATACCACTTATTCCCCCTTTCTTTCATTCAACAGCTCTTCCAGAGCTTCTTTCACCTTAGCTTCCGCATTTTTAGGTTCACGCTTACCGTTCAGGATTTTTCCCAAGTATTCCGGTGCGCATCCCATTTTTGCAGCAAGCTCTCTGATTTCGATGCTGTTAACGTGAAGCGTTCCCACAACATCGCCTGTCCACTTAGGAAGCAAATTTTTTCTCCTTTCTTGTTCTAGTACTTGAACTTTTTGAAAGAATATGATAATATTATGGTGTCAAGCAAAAACATTATCGAACGTTCTTCTATTTGTTCAAAGTCTTTAATTTGTTCTACCGATTGAACCCGGTAGCCTTATTAAAGCACAAGTAGTAGAACTTTTCAAGTGTTTTTGTTCAAGTGGTAGAACTTTGTCATCTTGTACAAACGCTGGAGGTATGTTTTGTGTTTTTTGATAATTTCGTAAGGCTATGTGAGCAAAAGGGAGTAAAGCCATCTCGTGCTTTGACTGAAGCTGGCGTTCCGAAATCTGCTTATAGCTATTGGAGAACCGAAGCAAATGCAGGGAACGATGCAAAGCCGACCAATCAGAATGCAGTTAAATTGGCGCAGTACTTTGGCGTTACTGTAGACTACCTTCTCACTGGCGACCAAAAAGAAAACCCGCCCCAGCAGCCGCAAAGTGAAGTCGTTGCAGCAGTGGAGCGGATTAGAAAAAAGCTTGAATCTATGCCGACAGCGCAGCGTGAAGCGCTGATGAATCTGATCGAGAAGATGTGAGGCAAGCCCGTGTATTACTTGTTGTGCGGCTGTGCCTTTTGCTTTTGGTTCATGCAGGCCTTGTTAAAAGGCAACGACCGTGTGCTATATGGCAACAGCAGAAAATATCGTTACCGTAGAAACCGAAAAAAGAAGTGGTTCTGACCCGGTAAAATAAAAACCCCTTGTGCCGGGCTGGTGTAGCTCTGTGCAAGGGGTTTTCTGTTATTCCAGGTCTAAAGCTTGCTCCGCTGCCGGAATCTTATCAGGATGTTCCAGCAGCCATGCAATAAATCGGTCAATCTTGGCTCTTTCCTGTTCACTCATTGTGGCATATCCTCCCGATCGGTAAGTACAGATGTTTATTTGATACGATTATACATCTTTTAGTTGTTAAGTCAATGTATTTTTAACAACTTCGTAAAAATCGAACGTTTTCTTTGCATCCATTACTTCACATCAGGGAAACCAAAAATTGCAATGACAATGATTAAGAGCCACATTAAGTTTAAGTTACCCTTTGCTTTGTAACATTCCGTTGAGCATGGAACGAAAGGGGTTATCCGGTAAATCGTCCAGCACATCTGCTTTGACGAGAGCGTTTGTGCTGATGCTGTGCGAAACATTGTTTAGCTGCACAATGGCATCGTCTAAGTCTTTTACGGTTGCCCCACGCCGTTCCATTGACTGGAGGAAGGTTTTCACTTCTTCAAAAACGACAGGGTTTTCGGCTTTATAGAATCCATTCGTAAAGTCCATCTTCTTCTCCTTTCACAGTTCCACAAGCTGTCCGTCAATGCGTTCGATGTTATCTGCCGGGTCTCGCCCATCGTCTAAGGCGGCTACGGCGCGTTCCAGGATGCATTTTGCTTCGAGGTAAGCATCTTTATCAGCTTCGTACCCCGAAAGGCTCAGGACAAGCTCCAGCGTCCGTCTGCGAGCGTATGGAATAATCAGAGCATCTACGGTTCGGTTCATTCGCTTTCCTCCCACGGTTCAGGTGTGTGTGGCTGCCCATCGGGAACGCTGGCGGGCATTCCGTCGATGATTGGCATACGTTCATGGTTCCAGATTACAGTTTCTTTCATTTTTCGTTTCCTTTCTATTTGGGATTTTTTGACAATACTGTTATAACACATCTCGCTGTTTCAATGAAACAGCGAATTTTTTCAATTATTGTTTCACATTTTGAACAATATATCAGTTAAATTTCTTTGCTTTTGTATCGTTTTGTCGAAAGAGGGGTATTTATGGATGATTATAGGGTACGAGTGGCAAAAGCGTTAGAGATGGCAAGAGCGGAATCTGGGCTTAGCCAACAGAAGCTCGCGGACAAAATGGGTGTAGGCCGGACATCCATTTTTCGTTACGAGCAAGGGACAATGACCCCAGATGCTCCTACTATCATAAAGTGGTTCGTGTGCTGCGGTGTTGCGGTCAAGCCGTACATAGACGCCTGTTTGCATCCTGGCTTATTGGAAAGTCTGGCTGGCGATGCCAGCACCGAGAGAAAGAGAGAGGCGCTGATAGAACATATCAAAGACGCCCATCCACAGGAAATTGACTTACTGTGCTATCTGATCTATGGCAATCACGGCTCAGATTACCTTGCTGTTTTGTGCGAAATGGTAGCCAACCTTCACACGACTTTGCGTGATCGCGTGTCCGTCTGTCGCACCGTCACAGGTCATTATGAAATGGCACAGGCCACCAAAACCGACCCAGACCCAGACGGAACACAGCCCAATATGCAGATTTTATATCAGGCACAGGACTGTGGGGAAGCTTCGGCCATGAAACGAAACGATTCGTATACCATCAACGAAGAAAACATTTTGCGCTGATTGTCGAATTATCGCAGTTTTTGAAGAATATTTTGTCCAAGTTCATCCACTTTTTGTACACCTATCGGGAAAATTCGCCTTGTCATTTCGTCCCCCATAGGCTGTAAATCGACAACATTCGCGCTGAATAAATAACGAATTACCGCCAATCTGCTGTTTGTACTTGAATAGTTCGTCAATCTGTCCCCCATAACATTGACTTAAAATTTTTTCATCCACTTTTTGTACACGTTAGGCAAATCTAACCGTTAAGCGTTTCAACCTTTCAGATGTTGAACATCTGTTCATTTAGCGATATTTGCTTTGTGTTTTCCACTTTTTAAGAGAGAAAGAAAAGATTTTGTGAAAAATTTTCTTCTTCTGCTATTAGTAGAAGTTATTTTATAATCTTGTTAATAGTCTTGTTTTATATAATGTAAAGAGGTGTACAAAAAATGGATATAGGTGTACAGATTGTGGAAATAGGTGTACGAAATGTGGATGGTTAGGTGTACAAGAAGTGGAAACAGGTGTACACTTGCTATTGATTTGTACACCTGTTTGTGATATACTCTTATACGAGAGGAGGCGTGATAAGATTGTCTGATATTAAAGGCGGAAACTTGGTTGAAAAAAGCAGACAGCTTGTTTGGGCAAAGTTCACTGACTATACAGCAGGAGAGCTTCGGTTGCTTGAAGTGTATCTTAGCCGCATCAATCCGAGAGACCCAGAAACTTCAACGGTTCAGTTTACGTTACAAGAGTATTGCGAGTTTTTGGGGTTGAAAATCAACTCTAGGAATTTGAAAGCACAGGTCAAGCATTTCATCGACAACTCCGTTGAAGTTCCTAGAGGCGACGGTTCGGGCTCGTTTGACTTGTATCCCTTGTTCAGTAGAGCAACTGTAAACTTTGAACCTAGTTTGATGAATATTACTGTGTCGTTATGTTGTAACCCGCTTCTACAACCTGTTTTCTTCGACATTGCGGAGCGTGGATATGTCAAGTATCGGTTGCGCTACACAGCGAATATGAAATCGCAGTATAGCATTTTGCTGTATTCAATTCTCCGAGAGTTCATCGGACGTGGCGTGAGCCAGCCCGAAATCACGTTGGATAGATTAAGGGAACAGCTTGGTGCAAGAGAACCTAGCTATCAGGAGTTCAAGCATCTTAGGCGGCGTGTCATTGATATTGCGGTAGCTGAAATAAACGAAGTATCAGACCTATGCGTTGAATATGACAAGGTCATGAGAGGTCGCAATGCGGTTGCTGTGAAGTTCAATGTAGCTTTTAAGTCTAATGAGCCGGTCATAGACGTGGAAGCTAACGAGGTTGAAAGCGTAGAGCTAAAAGATGTTCCAAAGAGCCAACGACCTGCCAGAAAGCCCCGCAGCGGCGCATACGAGGATGTTGATTGGACATCTATTGCACCAGAGATGTCTAAAAGCCAGTGTATCTTGACCGCAAAGCTGGTGGCAAAGAGATTGCCGGAAAAGTATCCGAACATCAAGCCTAACAAGAAAAAAGAAGCTGTTGTGAACATCATTGAGAATGCATACAGGATTCTTGTCAGCGAGCGACTTGATAGGATTGAAAAAGACCCCGGCGCTTATATGTACTCAATTTTGAAAGAAGCAGACCTTGACGATTACGCTACGTTTGATGATAGCTTCTTGAAGTAGTCAGATGCAGCACATTAAGCAGAATGAGCACAGTGGGCAGATAAATCAGAAAGGAGCGGTATGAAGAAGCAGGAAATTGTGTGGTATTCCGTTAAAGATGATGGGATGCCAACACCAGAAATCATTGAAAGAACGAAAGGTCTGTTCTTGTGTTCGGTAAAAACGGTCTATCTGAAAGATGAATCTATAACGGCAATAAACACGGTAGCGGCATTTATCAAGAACGGAGAATTTTTGAATACATCTTTTGAAAAGTTAAGTCATTCTTCAAGCAATAGTTTTATTGCAAGAGTGGTTGCATGGGCAGAGCTTCCGATGTACGAAGAATAAAGAAAGAGTGATAGAATGGCAAAAATCATAGCTGTCGCCAACCAGAAGGGCGGCACAGGAAAGACCACAACAAGCACCTGTTTGGCTGGTGCGTTGCAGTTGCTTGGTAAGAAAGTTTTGCTGGTGGACTGCGATGCCCAGTGTAACGCAACGGACACCTACGGCGCACAGACAGAGGACGTATGCACCCTGTTTGATGTGATGACCCGGCAAGGCACGGTAGAGGAAGGAATTCAGCACTGTGAAGCTGGTGACATTCTTCCGTCCGACAGCGCATTGAAGGACATTGACGAACAGCTTGTCCGGGACATGGGCAAGAACTTCCGGCTACGAGAAGCCCTTGAAAGCGTGTCCGGGCAGTACGATTATATTGTGCTGGACACTCCCCCGCAGCTTGGTCTTGCGCTTGTGAACGCGCTGATCGCCGCCAACAGCATCATCGTGCCCATCACAGCAGACCGATACGCACTGGCCGGTTTGAGCCAGCTTTCGCAGACCATCGGCGATGTTCGCAGATACTTTAACCCGACTTTGAAGATTGAAGGTCTGCTTCTGAACCAGTACAAAAGCAGGGAGAACCTGTCCAAAGAGGTCGTGGAGCAGCTCCCTGTGATTGCACAGAGCATGGGCACAACGCTGCTGGACGTGAAGATTAGACCGTCTATGGGCGTTCGTAAGGCGCAGGCAGAGCGGCATAGCCTGTTTAGCGGTGACACAGCAAAGAGTACCAGCGCAGAGGATTTCAAGGCTTTGGCAAAGATGATTGCGGAGGGGGATGCAAAATGAAAGGGAAGCTTCGTACTTGCTGCCCATTGTGCGGCGGAGAGATTGTCGTTTCTGAATTCATACAAATATCTCGTGAATATAAAGTGACCAAAAGCGGAAAGTTGTCAAAACGATACACGACAACAAAAGGAGCTGGTGGCGGAGACCCAATGACCGCAGCCTGCGCCAACCAATGTGGAGCATATTGGGAAGATGGCTCTTTTTATATTGGAGAGGATGGAGGATTTTACGATTTAATATATAATGAGGAGGACACAAAATGCGACTGATTGACGGTGAAATCGTTCAGAGCGAAATTTCTTGCTATTAGGCTGGAGCTAAAAGCAAGGAAGAAAAAGACGCATATATGGACGTTCTTGTGGCAGTTATGGACACAACAAAGTTTCAAAAATGGGCACCAACAAACTATGAATGGGATTTACCAAAAGAGAAGAAAGAAGTTTTGTTGGCTGACAAAGACGGGAACATTTATATTGGCTATTATTGGAAATGGTTATGGTGGAACAATCGAGGAATCGTAAAACAGTTTAAGCCGGGAGAAATTGAATACTGGATGCCAATTCGTGAGCTTCCGAAGAAAGTGGAGGAAATGTAAAATGAAGTCAACCAGTAAAAAATCAACGGGTCTGCTTGGCGGGTTTGACTTCCAGCCTGTTTTTTCGGAACAGACATTAAGCCGAAGTGAGCCAAAGGAAGAAGAAGTAAGCCAAGCAAAGCCGAACGAAGCCGAACGAGCACAGATTAAGCCTAGTGAAGCCACAGACAGCCATGCACAGCCTAATGAAGCACAGTTAAGCAGTATTAAGCCGAAGCAAGCCAAAGACGGCGAAACACAGCCGAACAAAGCCGTAGTAAGCGAAAGTAAGCCAAAGAAGCTGAAACAGGCGAAGGAAGTTCAACGCCTTATCGAACAAGGCGATGTTCCCGGCGCACTAGCAGAAGCTGGCTTGACAAAGAAAAAAATCCCGATGCCGGAATCGCATCAGGGCGTTGCAAGTGGTGATGGAAAGCGTTCAAAGCGCATTACCATCCTTATGAGCGAGGAAGAGCGCAAGTACATCAACCGTGAAGCCAGACGGCATGGAATGACGATTGGACAGTTTGTGTACGCTCTGGCGGTTGCGGCGGCAGATGGGAAGATTGAGCTGGAGGATTTTCTTGAAGATTGAACAGCAAATAAAAAACACGCATTTTCTAACGAATTGACGTTGAAATGCGTGTAGTTTTCGTGCTATTGACATTCATGCTAGCAAGTGTTATACTATTATTGCTAGCCAACAAAGGAGGGATTGAGTTGGCTAAAAGTAGCGCAGAGTATTATCGAAAGCGTCGTGAAACCATCGGTCAGTTCAGTGTTCCAATTCCGAGAGAGAAGCTCGATGCTTTAACGGCAAAGTTAAAGGAACAAGGGAAAACAAAGACCAAATGGCTTAACGAGATGATAGATAAAGAACTTGAGCAATAAAAAATCCCCTAAACTGTTCGTAACTTGGCGGTCTCAGACAGTTTAAGGGATTACACTCCATACAACTATGGATGATAAATCCATTATATCATCTTCATGGTTGTATTACAAACAATATTTTGTGGTAAAGCCAATGAACATTCCAGCAACGAAAGAAGAGATTCTCGAAAATTTCAAGCAAAACAGCAACGGCCGTCCGCTCAACAAGGATGATTATGAGATTGCAGAAGCATTATCTCGAATCACTTACAAGGCGTATGAGGTCGGCATGGAAGATGCCAAACAGTTAAATATGGAGGATATGATGGATAACAAGAGATGTAACGCACTCCACGTTTTTAAGAGCAAGGCCTTTGGTCAGCTTCGCACAATTGAAGAAGATGGTAAGATTCTTTTCTGTGCTTCTGACGTGGCAAAGGCGTTGGGATATAGCAATCCGAGAGATGCAATTTCCCGCCATTGCAGGGGTGTCGTGAAACGCGACGCCCCTACACAGGGAGGAGTCCAAGCAATCGCTTTCATCCCAGAGGGAGATGTTTACCGTCTTATCACCCACAGCAAGTTGCCCAGCGCAGAGAGGTTCGAGAGTTGGGTTTTCGATGACGTCCTTCCGTCTCTCCGCAAGAACGGCTATTACAGCCTTGCTCCGCAGGAGAACAAGCCCGACACGCAGAACGATGCAATCTTGCAAGTGCTGATGAAGAACACGGAAGTCCTGCAAGCCATCGTTCAGCAGAACCAGCAGATTATGATTGCACTTACCAACCTGTCTGTCAACGATGCAAAGCGCACGATGGAAATTCAGCCTTACACTTCCCATCAGGGGCAGAAGGGAGACGGCAAACGTAGTAAGCGAATCACAATCCTTATGAGCGACAGCGAGCGGACATTTGTTACAAGAGAAGCACGAAAGCACGGATTCACGGCAGGGGAGTACATCTATAACCTGTCCGTTGCAGCATCGAAAGACCAGATTGACTTAGGCTGATTGGCTCTGTTCATAACTGAATTTTCAGCGTTGATAGTAAATAAAGAGGGGGTGTGCCCAAAATTGGGCAGACCCCCTCTTCTGTTTTACTTATCAGCAATGCAATCCCAGTAGAGATATGCCTTGCCATCTGCGGCATCTGCGTCCTCAAGGAACGCCTTTGCCATGTCAGCGTAGAAGCCCGGAGTGTCAACGGACTGACGCTTTGCGACCTGACAATAATCCGAGTACATCATGTTCATGACAGCCCAGAAATCGTTCGGGTCACAGGTGATATTGCGTTGTTTCGCAACGTCCTGTGTCTGTTCCAGCGTCCAGTGACAGCCCTTCGTGCCATCAGCGTTCACCATGCTGTCGCACCATTCCTCCGCTTCATCGTGGGTGAGGTGCTTGCGTGGCATCTTGATCGAGCGGCTGTCCGCACCGCCATGCTCATACTGCTTAGACCGCTTGTCCCAGTCTCCGCTCTGCGAGAAGCCAATCTGCGGCATCTTGCGCTCATACTCTACGTCAGGGTAGCGAGGGATAGGGTAGGGGTCGATGTAGCGGTTTTCCTCCTGCAGATAGTAGGGATAGCGGTCGTTGCCACCTTCCAGCTTACGCAGACGACGTTCCATTTCACGCTCCCTGCGGTCACGCTCTTCCTCAAGACGGTCACGTTCCGGCTCACGGTTTTTGTCGTGGTCACGGAGCATCATCATGCGGCGAAAATTGTTCTTGCCCATAATCTACACCTCCTCAAGAAATAGACGCGGGCGCGCCAGCGTGGGAACGGCAGAAGCAGCCAAGATATTTGAACGTGCCAATGCCAGTCGCAGACGTTGCAACGCGGGTAGCGTAGCGGGTGCGAGTGTGGATGCTCTCGGCGGTCGCCTGAGCGCAGTTGCAGTCGGTCAGAGGGTATGCGGTCGTACCTGCTCCAATGGTAATGACCACAGGGGCGTTGATGGTGGTCGTGTCCGGCAAAGCCTGAGCAATGACCAGACAATACTTCTCTCCGTTCTGGTAAGAGCCAGCAGGAATGTTGATGGTCAGCGTGTCATTGGCGAACGTCACCGCATTCGAGATGACGAGGTGCGGGCACAGACGGCAGCTTGTTTTGCAAGCCATAATGTTTTCCTCCTAAAAAATCAGGGGCAGAGGTGTCTTACCCCTGCCCCGATGGTTCACCCGGTGTTATCGGGGAGTGTGTTGGTTAGCAGCAGCCGCAGCAGTTCACGCCCAAGTTGGGGTTTGCCACCTGATAAGCGGGAATCGGACGAGGATTGACCCGGTTCAGGATGGTATCAGTCTGCTGGGACATCACGGTGGTCAGAAGCGCATTCTGACGATCCTGAGAAGCCGCGAACTTGAGGTTCTGGTTCTCAGCGGTCAGAGTGGCAATCTTGTCCTGCGTGAAGTAGTCCATCATGCTGCGGAAGTTGGCGTTGCAGTTGTCCACAATGGCGCGGGCGTTGTCTGCGATAGCCTGACGGGTAGCACAATCTTCCGTTGCGATGGTGTACTTCAGGTCGCCGATCAGCTGCTTGTTCTCGCAGCAGCAAGATGCAAGCTGCGTGGCAAGAGCGGTCTGACCTGCCTGCCGTGCGTTGCCCTCCTGCATGATGGCAAGGCTGATAGCGTTGTCTCCGTTGGACACACTGCGTTCCAGACCGTTCACGAGCTGTGCGTTTTGGTAGCCAAGCTGACAGATGGCGCTGTTCACGCCTGCAAAGCCGTTTGCGATGTTGGTGTTGACGCCGTTCATCTGTGCCAGCTGGTCATAGCCCAGAGAGCAGATACCGCTCTGGATGCCCGCCAGAGAACGGGAGGTATCCTGCTGGTAGAAGCCCTCAGACAAAGCCGCGCGGGTGTCGTTACCGCCCTGCCCGGTTGCGCCTGTGCCGACCAGATAGGGGATGTAAGCGTTCATGCCGTTGTCACCGCCGTTCCGGCCATAGCCGTTTGTACCCCAGCCGAAGATGATGGCAAGGATAATAACAGCCCACAGGCCTTCGTTGCCGAAGAATCCGCCGTTGTTGTTGCCGCCGTCCTGCCCAGCCAGATAGCCAGTTGCAAAATCGTCCATAACAAAACTCCTTTCAGTTTTGCGTTATGCTATCCCACCGCCGTATGCGATGGGCGAAGCCAAACAAACGCGGTTTTTGTCAAGTCCGCAAAACTGAGAAGCGTTTCGCTTAGAAGGATGCTTATTTTAGGATTGTTAAGTCAACTTGGAGGGTTGTCTTTTTTGTCTTTTTGGTCAACCCAATTTTTGCTGGCAGCACCGAAAATCAAGCCAAGCATTAAAGGAACCCATATTTTGTCATTGCCACACAGATTGTTGATGTCAAAATCTTTTTCGGAATGGTTGTTTTCAAAATCATCCATTGTAAAGCCTCCTCACTTCGGAAGCGTCAAATTTAGGGCGCTTGCCAGTTGGTTCAGGTCGATGCCACGCTCTTTGGCGAGGTTCTGCGCCATCGTCCTGAGTTGCGCTTCGTTTTTGCCCTGAATCAGGTTCAGCCCCTGCATGATGGGTGCGCTCTGCCCACCCAGCTGCTGGATAAGCCCCATCGGGTTTTGCCCGGCGCGAGCCAGATTTGCAAGCTGCATGATAGGGCTGTGAGTAATCATATCAAACGGAGAGGACATTGCTTATTCTCCTTTCTTTGCGGTGGCAGTGGGCTTAGAAAAGCTCTTCTGCCACTTTTCCAACTCATCCAAACGGTGGACGAGGGCATTGTATTGCTCAACAGGCACATACTGCTGTGTTGGTGCAGCGGTCTGCTGTGCCTGTTGCGCTTGCATTTGCCGCCATGCTTCCGGGCTGTAAAACTCTAACACGTCAGATTCACAAGTGTTTGGGTTCAGACGTTTGCAGTAGATGACCCCACTACGCAAATCCGGGCAATACGTCCATCTTCCGTACAGGTCAGACGGTATCGCCAAAAACTCTTCTCTGCTGGAAACAGGTCTGCCAAGCAACCAACCGCCATCTTGTGCCGACTGCTGAACAGGCTGCTGCCCATTCATCGGCTGCGGACGCTGCGGCTGTGCCTGCTGCATCTGCGTGTTGGGCAGGGGAGTGGCAAGGCCTACCGTTCCCATGCCACCGTAAGGATTGACAGGCTGCTGCGGAACGTAAGGCGTTCCGGGTGTCGGATAATAGCTCATAAAACATCCCTCCTTGTGCTCTCAGTGTACCGCATCAGAAAAAAGTGAAGGACAACGAACGCACAACGAAGGACAAAAAATCTTGCTTAAACCTTGCTTAAAGCTTGATTAGAGCTTGATTACTATGAGCAAAAAAGAAAAGCGCCCACACGGAAAAATCCGCATGAGCGCTTAACTGTTAAGGGCACACACATTGGAGTGCAATGCTAAGATATCACATCATCCAATATATGGCAATGCTTTCGACAAAACTAGTGCGAATAAAACAAAATCCACCAGCAAATCGTAAAAAAAGAAAAGCGGCAGACCCGAAAGCCTGCCGCTTCAACGCGCTTCACAAGAAAACGCACCCAATTAAAAGTATAGTATCACACATCCAGCATTTTATCAATAATTTTCAGCCTATTGCCGATTGATGTCCGACAATACGGCACACGCGCTGCAATATCAACTTGACATAGCTGGTCAACGTACCGCAACCGGGCGATTTTCCGGTCATACCTCCCAAGCGGCGAACGTTTTATCACAGCTTTTATCTGTTCTGCATTAAGCCCTTGCAACGCTGGCGGAAAGACTACACGAGCCGCCGCCACAGGCAGCACCGAGCCAGAAGGGCTGCGGCAGCTGTCCGGCGTTGCGCACCATATTGCCAATGACGGCAAACTGGTGACAAAACGTCACTATTTTGGCAACGTCGGGAAAATGGTATGTTTTCGCGAGGTCACGAAAACGTGCGTGTATGGCGTACATTTTGTTGGTGCCAACAAAATGCTCGTATGTAGTGCTTGCCATGATATCCTCCTTACTGCTTTTCAAGTGCCGCCTTCATGCGGTCAAAGAAAAATTGGATCACGGTGCCGATAGTTTCATCGGTGATGGCCCAGCTGATAAGTCTGCCCCACTTGCTGGTACTCAGGGCGGCCCGGAGCATCTTGACGCACCACGCCTTGCGCTCTGCGCCGCGCTTTGTGCCCTGAATCTCGTGCTCTGCCTGCTCGATCAGGTCAAGCACGGTGCCCTTGACAGCAGCACCATAGCCCAGCCGGATGCAGCCCAGGGCATAGAAGATGAACCCACCCAGCATGAGCACGAGGGCCACAGGGGCAGGAAGTGCGGTTAAAAGGTTATGAATCATTTCCATGATTGGTGTCTCCTTTCTCAGTCACAGATAGGAAGTGCTTTGGCCCGGTTGTACAGCTCCGTGCCTGTGCCATTTCCACCCAGTGCGTGATAGCTTTTGTAGAGGTATTCTAAGTTTTTCAGGCCGCCGGTGTCGATGCTGCCTTGCTTGATGTAAAAGGTGCAGGACTGGTACAGCCGGTCGTGCATGATGGCAAGCAGGCCCTCTTTCACAGCCTTGCGATTCTCTTCCTGCGCCTTGATGCGCTTGGACAAGCTGCGATAGGCTGCGGTCAAAACGCCGGAGATGCCTGTAAAAATCAGTTCTCCGATGTGCTTCAGAATAAATTCTTTCATGCGCCCTCCCGGAGACGGGTCAGACCCTTCTTGCGGATGATTTTCGGGTAGTTGAGGGTGGTCACGTTGAGGTCAACGTTGCCGGAGATGCCCGGCACGCTGCCCTTGCTGGTGTGCTGGTGGGCGTTGTAGTTAAACGTTACGTTGGGCGTTTTGCCGGTGTAGTCAGCCAGCCAGACATCCCACCGAGAGGACAGCCGAGCCATGTCCAGCTCATACTTGTAACCGGTGTAGGTGTAGAGCTGGGCGTAAAAGCCCATCCGCTCCACCTGTTCCAGCGCGTAAGCGGTAAGATTGGACAGGTCAAGCGTGGACAGCTGCTTGAGCTTGTTTTCTTCCACGTCCACCGCCACAGGCATGGTCAGCTCCTTGCCGTAGACCGCCTGCCGCACAAGGGCAAGCTCTGCATCGGCCATGGCCTCGCTGGTGGCGTAGGTGTAGTAGTACACGCCCACGTCCAGCCCGGCATCCCGGGCGTTGCGGTAATTAGTCTCAAAGGTGGGGTCGATGTACAGCCCGTCTGCCCGCTTGGAAAGCTTGCGGTTGGTGGAGACCGTCTTGAGCATCGCACCCTTGTAGCCTGCGGCCTTGACCTTTGCCCAGTCGATAGTGCCCTGATACCGGCTCACGTCGAGATAGCGGTAGGGCGGCTCACCTGCCCACCCGGTCACGGTGTCCACAGTGGGCACGTCCGGTGTAGGAGCGGGCTCTTCCTTGTCGGCGCTGTCCCCGGCAGCGTGAGAGAGCGCAGAAAAGATATCCCGCAGGAAGTCAAGCATCACTTTCCATCTCATAAAATCCCTCCTCCGTCAGCTTTGCCAGCACGGCATCCTTGTACCGGTCAGGTACGTTGTCGATGGTAAAAGCGCCGTCAAAACGGTGCAGCTTGACTTGGGTCACATAGAACAAAATCATAACATCCTCCTTACTGTGCGGCCAGCAGGTCGAGCATAGCCGCTTCCAGAGCAGCAAGGCGCTCTTCTGCGGTGGGCAGCTGTGCCTTTTCCTCTGCTTCCTTGCGGGCCTTTTCCTGTGCGGCCAGCTCTTCTGCGGTGTACAGGATGTACCGCATCACCGGCACTTTCTCATCCCAGGCGGGCTGAGGGTCAACGCCGGGCACGTCCACCACCTTGCGGACATCACGGCCTTTTTCGCGACCATCTGCGTCATAGTAGATCGCAGGGGTTCCGTCCGGCAAGGTTTCGGTCTCGTAGTGGCTGACCTCTTCCACGCCCGCCACAGAATCGTGGTGGATGGTCTGGGTCTCCTGCTTGAGGTAGCCTTTCGTCAGGTCGGGTTTTTCGATAGGGTTGCCGTTACTGTCAATGATTTTCATAGGATCTCCTTTCGGTTATGCCACTCTGCGCCAGATGTACATACAGTATGACGGGGGTTGGACGGTATCGGATGCACCGTAGATTTGGCTCGACTTGGAAGCATCCATACCAACAGACATGGAGCCGGTATCATTAATACCTGCTTGAGCCACAGCGCCGCCACCTGCTGAGCTTCCGTAGAAAGCGCCTGTAGCAGAAGCGACTTTAAGCCATCCTCCATCGCCAGCGTAGGACTCAAAGCCGAAACTGCCTTTAATATTCGGCAGCCCTGCCTCCAGCTTTGTCCCAGCCGGATGCGTATCGCTTGCACCCCAGATAGTGCAATTCTCGACGCGTTCCCATGTGCCGCCGATAAAGCTTGCCGGGCTGGTGGAGTTTTCGCTGATGTACAGACTGCCCACGGGGTGATCTCGCTCGACTACCGCCGCAAGGACTTGCTGATAGATAGCATAGGCATCAGGGCCAATGCCGTTTTTGAGTTCTCCTAGTGCCATTGTTTCTCCTTTCAGTCGGTACGAAGCCAAGTGTAAGTAAAGTATGCCGGGGGTTGGACGGTGGTGGAAGCGCCGTAAATGGAGTTGGAAGCAGATGCGTTAAAAAACACTACATCGCTTTTGTATGCATTACCGGTTTCTGTCATTGAATTATTTAAATTGTTAGAAGTTTGAATTGAATGTGCAAATAGCTTACCATCCCCGCCTGTAATCGAACCGCCCGTAAACTCGTTTCCAGTCATGTGGGGTCTTGCCTCAAAAGAGCCCTTGATATTCGGCAGTCCAGCCTCAACCGTCGTACCAGCCGGGTGCGTGTCGCTTGCACCCATTAACACCCTATCTTGCGCAATCTTTTCCCATGTGCCGCCGCCAAAAGTCACAGCCGGATTTTCAGGGCTAATAGTTTGATAAATACTACCCACAGGATGCGCCGCAAGCAGGAAGTTGGAGTAGATGGAGCCGTCACCATAGAACTGGCCACCATACTTGATGGGATACCACCGGGCGGAAATTTCCGCAGTCGGAATGTTGTGTGCACGGATACGGATAGCTCCGGTTCGAGTTTCGGGGTTTACAAGCATAGCTTTACCGGCTACGTCTGCACTTGCAGGGTCAATGCTGACAGATACCACAGTCGTGGACGTAACATCTGCTGTAATGTCAATGTAATGCGGATACTCTGCAACTTCTGTGTCTGTTTGCCATCCCGTGATCGGAATAGAAAGATCATGTGGAACGACGGAGTCTGCTTTGCCTGCCAGAGCATCACCGGT